ACGGAGTTTTTCCTAAAGGCTAACTGAACCTGCTTAGAGTAAATAACTGGGGAGAAATTACCATTAGGCAGATTACCGTAACCTGCTGCAGTTTTAAATGCCATTTTCATCTCCATTTTGAAAATTGAACAAATGCACCGAAGTGCTAAAATTTACTCGTCATCGGCTAATAGTATTTGAGGTTGTACGTTTGATAGCTAATCAAGTGTAGGCTCATACCATCAGGTAGGCTTTCAAGTGTCGTGTAGTATGTGAGTTGTCCACGTGGAGGGGTCACATTATAGTTGATACTAGTTATATGTATAAATAACTATTTGTCAACTGTTTATCTAGCAGAACCAGATAAATCGTATATAAAGTTACCGGAACGTATAGCTTCCATAATTACATCAGCTTTAGCTTCATATTCATCGGCACTCATTTTTTCAACAGTAGACTCTTTAAAAGTTACTGTGTTGTTAGTTTCTGAAACAGACGTTTTACTTTTTGTTGCGACTGCTTTAGCAGCACCTGCATCATTTGACTTCTCTTTTTTCTTACTAAGTCCTTTGTCTGCTTTATAGAGGTCAATGGCTCTTGCGGCAGATTTTGCATCATTATCATTTTCATATAATGCATTTTGCACCCACTTAGGTTGTTCTTCTGCCCAATCATGGAACTCATCACTTTCTCTTATATCTGCAAAATCAGGGTGTAGTCTTAACAATTCTACTTCTGCTTTTTCTTTTATAGAGTTAGCATCCCTTTCGTCTATTTCTTTAATTCTTTTTTCTATATCTTCTGATTGCTCTCTAGCTTTTTTAGTGGCAATAGTTTCTACTATAGCTGCTACATCAGGATATTCTTTTGCCCATTCATTTATATCTTCGTCAGACTTAGGCAGTTTCATTTCTTTTTTAGTAGCCTTACTTAATTGGCTTTTTAAATCATCAAGTTGCTTTTGAAAGTCTTTCTCTTTTTCTTGGGAGTGTCTTCGTAAATCTCCATAACGTTTTTTGAAAGTTCTTTCTTCAGCAGTCTTCGGTTCTTCCTCATCTTCTGCTTTCGTTTCTTCAACAGATTCAGCTTCACCTTTTTGTTCTTCCATTAACTGTTTAAGTTCTTCTTCGTCTCTTTTAATTCTTTCTTCGTGAGTAGAAGGTTTTTCCATAAATGCTTTTTTCTTTGGTGTAGCATCTACCACCATCTCTTGTGCTTGTTCAGCCATTTAGTTTCTCCTTGGGGTTATCGTAGCCATTATGTTGGGGGATAAGTAGCCTGTATGTGGGTTATTGTCTTGAAGCCAACCCACCTCGCTTCTTTTTATTAGCTTTAGGTAAATTCTTTCTTTGTATAAAACCACCTGATGCAGTAGAAAATCCCATGTCGGTAGAGCCTGTACTTCCCGGGTCTTCTTCAGACCCTACATCATCACTAGAGGTATCATCACCAGTATAGTAGTCATAGCTATATGTTGGACTTGTATATGTAGGTATAGATGTGTCAGCTTTACCTGACCTTATATCAGCTTCTACCTGTGCTCGTTGGTCTTTTTGTTTTTGTTCTGCTTGTTCTAAATCTGTTCCTGCTACACCTGACCTTACTAAACTTTTATATAAAGGACTTTCTTTAAATACTCTATCTAAAGTTAAAGGTTTGCTTCTATCCCCTTTAGTAGTAACACCTGCAGCTAACTTAGGGTCTCTACCTATTCTAAAATTACCTGCACTTTTAGGAGCACCTTTTGCAAACTCTGTTGGGTCTACTATTCTTGGGTCTTCTTTAGTGGTAGTTGTACCCTTTCTTTGAGGTGGTCCTCCCGGCATACTTCCCGGAGTTGTAGATTTAACCGTGCCTTTTCTTTGAGGAGGTCCTCCCGGCATACCTGTATAAGTAGTAGTAGTTTTAGTTTTATTGCTCATGTCTTCAGAACCAGTTTTAAATCTTTTATCTTCTTCTACAGATGCTTTCTTTGTACCACCACCTGTTTGATATCCTAATTCTGTTGCCCATGCATCATATCTTTCTTTTCCCTTTTGTCCTAATGAACCATATTCTTTTGTAGAAATAGTAGAACCGTGCCAACCTGTATTAAAACTTGCTGACATATGTTTAGCAAAATCTGCCGCACTTTTATATGATACAGTTCCTTGTTCTGTTTCAGATGCAGAACCGTCTACGTTCATAGCTAAACCATTTTTATGAAAGACACCATTACTAACTATATCTACATCACCTGCTTCATTGCCAAATTTAAAAGTAGGAGTAGCTCCAAACATAACACTAGAGTTTCTTATATTTGTACCAAAAGCTTTTAGTGAATTAGCTTCTGCTATTTTTGCAGGGTCTTGTGATACAATACCTGCACCTGCTATATCAGCAGCTTCATCATCTAAACTTTGAAAGTCAGGTCCTTTATCCTTACCCATAAGATTACTAATAATAGTTCCACCAATAGCTGCTATAGGATTTATTAAAGCACCTAAACCTGTAGCTAAACCTTTGCTTAGTCCTGCATCTTTTCTTTGTGCCGCTTTAGCTAATTCAGATACTGCTGTAGATTTAATACCTACACTATCATCCCCACTGTCTTGTTGAGTAGCACTTCTAGCACGTACATCGGTTACTGTTTGCTCTTGTTCTTTTTCTTTTTCGGCAATAGGTTCAGCTTTGTATCCAGCAGGAATAGGATATATAGGATTTCCATTTACAAAAGGTATATATAATTTTTCACCTGCATCATTTACATATACACGTGTTTCTGATTGTTGTTGCTGTCCAAAAGGTGTACCAATAGCTTGTTCAAATGTATAAGGTGGTTTTTGTTGCACTTGTGAAGATGCATATACAGGTGCTGTTGGAGTCTGTACAACAACAGGTTGTGCTACTTGTTGTGGTTGTGTTTGAGCAGGAGCAGCAAACATAGATGGTTTAGTAAGTTGTGTTGTAGGTCCTTGTATATTAACTCCCGGAACTACACCACCTTCTGCCATTTGTTTAAATGGTACATTGTCAGGTAATTTAGCTTGGTCGGAGTTACCCATTTGACCCATGTCTTCCATCTTCTGTAAACCTTGTTTAGCTTGGTCTCTAATACCCATAATCTTTTCTAAGCCATGATATCTAACAACATCAGCAGGTAGTACAAACTCACCTTCACTTAGTTGAGCAGGTATATCATCTCTTACTTCTTCTTGAGTTGAGCCAACAGGCACAGGATTTTTAGATATAGGGTCTTTAGTTTTCCCTTGGTCTTTAAATCCACCATCTTCAAACAATTCCATTTGGTCGCTTACAGGTTTTTTAGCCATCTTTTTTATTTACCTCGTCTCTCAAATATTTTAATCGTCTTAATGCCGCTATTGCACCTTGAGTTCTGTACATAACAACTGTATCTTCTGCTTGCTCTATAGCTTTATGATGCTGTTCTATTAAAGCATCTAAATACTTATTGAGTTGTTGTTGGTGGTTGACTAGGGGTTTGAGGTTGCCCAGTATTTGCTTGTCCATTTCCACTAAATCCTTGTTCATTTGGTTGAGGTGCTTGACCTGTTCCTATTGTACCACCACCTGCTCCTGTAGGGTCCATTGGGTTTGCACCTGCTGCAGGTTGTTGTCCTTCAGGTGGTTGAGGTCCTTGAAACTGTTTAAGTAACTCTGCCTGTAATACTGCTTCATCCATATTATTAGTAACCTTTGAAGGGTCTAAGTCCATAGCTTTGGCTATTTCTCTAATAATATAATTAAACTTAGCAAACGGAGCAAGGGCAGGATTAGATGCAGTTTGTAAAAATTGCATTAGTCTTTGGCTACGAACCTCATTTGCCATTAGGCTTTCAGTTCCTCTAGCATGAACTTCTAAATCACCTCTTATTTCTGGGTCAAAATTAAATTGCATATTAAATCTAAATAATCCTTCACCTAATGGTTTAAGTAAATAATCATCTACATTCTTAATAACAGTTTTAATACTGCCACTTGCTGCGTTCATTAACATAGATATGCCTGATGCAGTTCTACCTACACCTGATACACCTGTTTGACCATGAGAAAAAGAAGGTAGTCCAGTGCTTTCATCAGCTAGTTGTCTAGCCTTATCAAACAGTTGCAAGTTTTCGTTTGATACATTAGGGAACTTTGTACCAAAGATAGCTTGACCCGGAGCACCCCCTTGTCTTCTAAATACTTTACCCGGATATACAGATAAATCTTGACCCGGAACTAGATTGGTTTCATCTACTTCTATGAGCAAGTTACCTGATAATACAGCATTATCAACAGCCATTCTCATAAAGCCATTCATTAATGTTTGTGTGTCATCCATATTTTCTGCTAATCCTACACCAAAGAAAGAATATGGATTTAACTCATATGGTGCTGCCATGTATGGTATCTTAGCAGGTTTAAATGGATTAAGTACAACTCTAAGTAATCTACCACCTGAAACCCACACATTTGCTTGTAATTCTTCAAAGTCTTTTAATTCTTTTGG